CTATGGCACAACAAGATCAGCGAGCAAGATTGCAACCTAAGACAATGAGCACCGGGAATACTCCTGCGATATACGGATCAGGTGACGAACAGTATAGTGTACCATCGAATGATATCCTGGGACCAAAAGACCCATCAAATTTATTATATCCGCTTTGGTCAACAAGAGGAGTATTATTTCCGTATACTCCGTCGGTATCAACCGGCAGCACTGCCGAATATGATCCAAGTACATTTATTCAAACCAATTACGGATATAATGCATATGCAAGATCGTATCCAAAACCGATAAGTATTACTGCCGAATTTACTGCACAGACAAATGACGAAGCTTTATATTTACTAGCTGTAATGCATTTTTTTAAGTCAGTTACTAAATCATACTTCGGTATTAACCCATATGCCAAGGCAGGTACACCTCCGCCGACATTATTATTTAATTATTTAGGTGACTATCAATTTAATAATGTCCCAGTTATTGTTAAAAATTTTGAATATACTATGCCAGCTGATATCGACTATATACCAATAAACACTACTAACAGTCAGATATTTTCATCTAATATGGGTGTAAATTTAGCACCTGGAAATAGTGGTGGGTTTACATGGGTACCGACACATATAACTGTACAGATAGATTTAGATACTCAGTACATACCAATTAAACTTAGAAATGAGTTTAATTTAGATGAATTTAGACAAGGTAAATTAATTAACAAAGGGTACATATAATATGGCCGCCAATTCAAAAGATACAAGTCAATATGCTCAGACTCCGATAAAGAATTTTTATCTTGATTTTTGGGCACCTGTTACAGTGCCGAGTAGCGATTATGATACTATATTTACTATTCCTGCAGCATATAATCAACGGCCAGATTTATTAAGTCAACAACAATATGGAACGCCCNCACTATGGTGGGTATTTTCTATTAGAAATCCNGATTNATTGATCGACCCGATCAATGATTTTATTGCTGGTTTACAAATATATATCCCAACTAACATACTAAAATAAATGGCTAACGATACAAAAAAATTATTCTTAAATGATGCACCCTTATTAACTCCATTAATTACTACTCCTGGTATAACTACACCACCGACCACTGCGGGGGTCACTAATACTTTATACAATTCAGAAGCACCCCAACCTCCTGCATCGTCAAATAGTACTAATATACCATCTCAACCAGGGATACCAAATAATGCAGCAAAAAGTGCGGCCACTATAGCATTTCAGCCTAATGTATTAGATTACTATGATACTTATACATATCACTGGAAATTATTTATAGTACCTACATCTGCTGCAACTAGTGGCGATGTACTTAATACAGATATACAGACTATTATTGTAGAAAGTGGCGTAACAGATTTAACGATAGATAAGATAGAAATTAATAGTATTGCCACACCATCAGTACAATCTAGTACAGGCACTATGACTACTCTTAAATTTGAAATAGTAGAACCATCCGGAGCAAGTTTAATAGATCAAATGTATTACGAATCTATTGCATTAGGTATAGGTAATTGGATGGTTTCCCCATACTATCTACAATTAGAATTTAGAGGTCGTGATCCTGAAACTGCAGAGTCTGTTATAAATGGAGCTCCTAGCGGAATTAGTGCATTAAAATGGGTATGGCCAATAAAATTAACAGATTCAAAGATTAATGTAACTCAAGTCGGGTCTAAGTATGAATTTTCAGCCATATTTTACGATGAGGTAGCACAAACAAACGCATATTCTGCAATTATGCAAAATATTACATTATCCGGATTAACTACATTCGGTGATGCAATGAAGAAATTAGAAACTAAATTAAACCAAGACTGTTATGAAAAATTAATAGATAATTATAGTATACCCGATAGTTATACCATTGTGGTAGATAATGAGTTAGTTGGTATACCACTAATTAATCCTAGTGCTAAAAAAAGTACATCTAGAGGAGCAGATTTCGTAGACTTTTCTCACGCAACTGCAATTTTCCAAGCTACTACTGGTATAGATACTATTGTAAATAACTTATTAGGTAGCACAGAAACATTTCAGGTACAAATGAAAGGGTCGGATACACCGGCTGGACAACCAAAGCCGTCTACAACTGAAACAGATCAAATGAAAAAGCTTTGGCGTATTATTACAGAAACTAAACCTATTGCATTCGATTCGCTAAGACAAGATAATGCTGTTGCAATTACAATATATATTATTAAATATGATATAGGAGTATTAGATACTGTTGCCTCTCAGACTGGGCAGACACCAAATACAAAAGATGCCGAAACAAAAAGGTTAAACGAATATCTATCTAAAAGTATCTTACGAAAGAATTATAATTATATATTTACTGGCCTAAACGATCAAATTATTACATTAGATCTTAACATGAATTTAGCATTTGCTGCGGCTGTTTCACGATTCGGTGGCGCATTTATCGATAGTGCAACTAACTCGACAGGTATAAATAAAAATGATACTGAAGATAATAGAAAAAAAGCAGCAGAAATTATAAGGAAAACATTACAACTTATTAACAATGCCTCACCTAATACAAATTTAGACTCAGCGATTACCACAGCCGAAAAAGCTATAGCTGCAACAAAAGTGAATCCAGAAATTGCTGTCCGATATAATTTATTATTAGAAAATGCTGTACCAGCTAAAAAACAAGCATTTACTCAATCACTTCAAACAACAAATCAAAAATTTTCAGGTGGGTTAAACTCAGGAAGACAAATCGGTCCATATGATAAAAATGGTAAATACACAGGTCAGCAAACCGGATCTCTAGTAGCAGCAAGTTCTGCCACCGGGAATTTAAAGTTTATTTCCGATGTGAATATATATTCTGCGGAAGCAAAACAAGCTCAGGCGACCTCTGACTCACTTATAAAAGGTAAATTAAGGCCAATTCCATATAGAGAGGCACCATACGAAAACAATATTATCGGTAAAGATCCGGCAAATGACTCTGCAAGAGCACAAACTTCAAGTTTATTTGCAACAGCATTATATTCGGGTGGGCTAGATGCTAGTTTACAGCAAATAAAACTTACAATTAAAGGTGACCCATTTTGGATATTTCCAAGAAATTTAGGAACCGATACTACCTCTCTGCAGTATAAATCTAATTATGCAGACCAACAACAAGCAATAACTGAATTAAAAACTGCACAAAAAACATATGATGCATCGATAAATTTATATGGTACAGATAATTTCTTTGTAATTAGATTTAGAACTCCGAGATTATTCAATGATACTACCGGCATAGTAGATCCATTTACTACTTCGGATACATTTAGTGGAGTATATAAAGTAACAAATATTATCAGTAATTTTGCTGGTGGAAAATTCACCCAAGAACTTAGTGCATATTTAGATCCAGTTATTAATGTATCTAATCATAAAGAGTTATTAGACTCCATAGAAAACGGTGTTAGTCAAGTACATGCCGTAACACCGCCAGTAATTACTATTGTACCACCTGCCGCAGTAAAACTACCAAGACTAGTTGGCACAAGTATATCACCCAAAGGTCAGGATAATTCGGGTATATCACCGAGTACTTTACTAGCTAATACATATGGTAAGATATCGTCAGTAAATACGTCTAATATACCTTATGATACTAATAATACACCTGGCAAGTTATTCCTGCCAGAAGGGCCATAAACTAATAGGAAGATATGTCATATTTAAATACAAACGCACGAACAACTAAACCGACATCTACCCAGCCAATTGGCAGAAATACATTAATGAATGGGGTATATCTCGGATATGTAAAAGAAGCCACTGATATACAGCGAAATGGTAGATTACGTGTATGGGTTCCGGAAATGGGTTCAGCACCAGATAATCCCGATGGATGGATAATTGTAAATTATTGCTCACCATTTGCCGGTGCCACAAATGTAGAATCTATTAGTGTATCAGATGTGCAGACATTTGAACAAACACAGACTTCATATGGAATGTGGATGATTCCACCAGATGTTAATAATGAAGTTTTGATAATGTTTATTAATGGAGATCCGTCCCGAGGTATCTGGATAGGATGTTTATATAATCAATATATGAACCAGATGGTTCCAGGTATGGCATCGAGTACTGGTAATTGGGAATATCCCGGCAAGAATATTCCAGTTGCTGAATATAATAAGTCAGATAATACAGTTAATGAACCAGATCGAGCAATTAAACCATACGAAAAAACTAAATTCAAAGGTGTAAGTAATCAAGGATTAATTAATGATACTTTTCGCGGTACAACTACAACTAGTGCTCGTAGAGAAGCACCAAGTAATGTATTCGGAATCATTACACCCGGACCTGTAATTGACCCATCAGTAACATCTGATAAGTTTAGAAGAAAAGGTGGATCGTCATTTATTATGGACGATGGTACAGGTAGTGAATATATACAACTTGCTACTAAAACCGGGGCACAGATTAGAATAGATGAAACTAGTGGATTCGTATATTTAATAAATAGAGATGGCACGGCATGGGTACAAATGGATTCTGCAGGTAATATAGATATATTTGGGGCAACAGATATATCTATGAGAGCTCAGCGCGATATTAACATACGAGCAGACAGAAATGTAAATATTGAAGCTGGTCAAAATATATTCATGAAAGCAGCAATGGATACTACTGAAGATACAACAGTATTTACATACGATGTTAATAATATTCCTAAAACTAAAACTATTCCTGCTTGGAAATATGTAGGCGAAGGCAATGGCGAAGGTGGTAATATTGTAATGCAGTCATTAAATAACTGGCATAGTACAACACAGAATACTGCTTACCTAACTGTTAAGAATGATAACTTAGAAATTAGTATTGGTAATTCTCTTAATCTTACTACTATTGCTGGAGGCCAAGAATATAATTCAGATTTAGGTATTAAGATGACAACGGGTGCTGCATTTGATATCGGAGCTACTGGAAATATCAGGACAAGTTCAAATGGCTCAGTATCTGTAACAGGTATTAATGGTATTATTATGTGTACTAGTGCAGACCTTAGTTTAAAAGCAGCAGGTAATATACGTCAAGCAGCAGCAAGCGATATTTTGTTAGAATCTGTCAATGTCGGTGTAACTGCAAAATCTTTATTTTCAGATACAGTAGGTATAGTTGGAGTAGTAAGTATTGAAGGTGGCCTAAATGCAGGTAGTCAAGTAAATCTTGGGTCTCCAGTAAATGTAAGTTTTCCGCCTAGTGCAGCCCCTGCTAGTGCAGACCCTGCATTATCTGCACTAGCAGCAAATGCAGCAGAAGTTAAACAGCTTATTGAAAAAATTAATATACTTGCTACTTGGGTTCCATCTATTTCCTACCCTGCATGGAAGGAAAATACTGCCTATAACCCGGGTACTATTGTAATATATAATAATCTCACCTATATAGCGTCTAATAATGGAACACCACCATCTGCGACATTTAACATGCTGTATTGGGTTATTTTTGTACCCGAAGATAAGTTTAAAAGAGAAGCACAGTCGTTGCAAACTACTATTACTAGATTACCAACTTATGAGCCATGTCCGGAACATACTACATTTTCATATGGATCAATAAGTGGATATAAACCTGCATCTACGCAAGCATCACAGACTTATATGGGATCATCCGGTGCAGGCAATAATGTAGCAAATTCTCCAGTAACCAATACTACACCTGGTGCAAATAATATTAGTTTAGGTTCATCGTCGCCGGGCGATAGTTCAATAACCAAAGATTTTAATTTACCAGCGTTTCAATGTGAATTAATGATAAATGAAGGAGTTAAATATGTATCTTATAATGACTCTCGAGGATTACCGACAGCAGGTATTGGACATTTATTAAGGGCTAATGAAATTTCCTTATTCCCTGTGCCAACTACTATTTCATCTAATCAAGTTACGGCATGGTTTCAACAAGATGCACCAAATGCAATTGCAGGAGCTCAACGGCAACTAGGTTTAGATTGTTGGGGTAATTTAACAGATATTCGCCGCCGTGCATGTGCAGATTTATGTTATAACTTAGGCGAAGCAGGTCTATCAAAGTTTAAAATGTTTATATCTGCAATGCAATCAGGTGATTATAATACCGCCGGAATGCAACTTAAAAATTCTGGATGGTTTACACAGGTAGGACAGCGTGGACCAAGAATAGTAACAATGATTGTAAATAATATAGACCCAAATGGATGTGATGTTAAATGGCCGGCTTAATACAGGTATTAAAATAATGTTAAATAAACTAACCAGGAATATTAAATGAGCTGCACACCACCCTCGATTACTGTCGGTGGCGTTGCCATTTCGACTAGTACATTTGTAAATGCACAACCTTTATTGAATGCGTTAGGAGGATCCGATCACGGCGATCCTACGTTTGACGAATATAATAGTAATATTGCGGCAGGAAATAATTCATCTAATACAAAGGGAGTACAGACAGGTAATAATCCACTTCCTACGCAGACTAGTCTTCCAGGGCAAAATACTACTAATCCGTTATCGTCAGATACTACTTTACCGCCAGGTGGGAACGGTATACCAGTTAATTGTACTATATGGGATGGTTCAAATTACGATATACAATTAAGCACAAATTTCAAACTTAGAGATTTTACCGTCAATGCCTTTTTTCCACATCCTCTTATAGATTTTAATGGTTTAACTGCACAACAGCGATTTTGTAATTTACAAGCGTTAGCTATTAATATTGCTGAACCGTTATTTGCTAAATTTGGTAAATTTAGAATTAACTCCGCTATCAGGAATGAAGAAAGTTGTAGACCGCCTAACAAAAGTCAGCATACCTGTGGTATGGCAATGGATGTACAATTTATAGGTTGGAATCTAGATAAATATTGGGAGAATGCGCCATGGATCAGAGATAAACTACCTTATGATCAGTTCATTTATGAATATAGCGGAAATTCAAATTCAGTATGGTATCATTTAAGTTTTAACCAGGCCGGAAATCGATCTTCATCCGACCCGCTAAAAATTATGACAATGTATCAGAATAAGTATGATCACGGGGTATTAAACCGATACGCATAACATTGGTGTGAACTACCATATAATTTAAGTGATAAATAACATAAAGAGAATTATATGGCCATTATACCACCGAACAGTAATATCCAGAAAAATATTAAACCAGCAAAGCCTTTATTTGTAGGCTTTAACACGGTTAATCAACCTAAGCCACCATACTCCTTGACTGATATTGATATTGTTAGAAGAGATATTTTAAATCAATTTGCAACTCCGCTAGGATCTCGATTAATGCTACCGGCGTTTGGCTCAAATATATATAGTTACCTGTTTGATCCGTTTGATGACTATACCAAAAATGCGATTATAGAAGATGCAGTTCGAGTAGTAGAAGCAGATCCAAGAGTGCAAATGGTATCAATCGAAGTGTCGCAAACTGATCAAGCATTAACTGTTGCCATGATATTACTATATGTACCACAAAATATTACAACAAGTTTGTATGCAGAATTTTCGCTCACAGATAAGGAAACATTTTAAAATGAATTATTTTAGAATATGTGATAATATCATACAAAGCATTGGATCTAACATATTAGAAGAAAGATCTGTATTTAGTAAAATACAGAATAATAAAAAACGAAATAAAATAAGTAAAACAAATAAAGGCAACCAGCATATGTATAGACAAGACATCACATGTGATTATAATTATTCCAATTCATTGAATAAGGAAATTATATGAGCGGATCAATTAGACAATCGAATTTATTTGCACAAGAAGATTACCAGAAAGTTTTTGCAGCATACTCTTTTATTGATTACACTGCATACGATTTCGATACATTAAAACAGGCACTAATAAATTATATTCAAACTTACTATCCTGAAAATTATAATGACTATATTGAAAGTTCTGAATTTATAGCAATTATTGAATTACTAGCATATTTTGGTACAAGTTTAGCTTTTAGAACAGATTTAAATAGTAGAGAAAATTTTATCGATACTGCTACTCGTAGAGAAAGTATCATAAGATTAGCATCTATGGTTAACTATGTACCTAGTAGAAATATAACTGCTAGCGGATTATTTAAGATTTCTTCTTTACAGACGAATCAGCCACTTATTGATGCAAATGGTAATAATCTTAACAATTATACTGTATATTGGAACGATCCGAATAATTCAGATTGGTTTGATCAATTTATTCAAATAACTAATGCAAGTTTTAGTCAATTAAACCCATTTGGCCGTCCGACTAAAAGTGGAACAATTGGAAGTATACCAACTGATTTATACCAATTAAATAGCGTAACTAATCTGAGTGTGACGTTTCCTATTACAGCCACTATAAATGGACAAACATATCCTATAGATATTTGTAATCCAGATTTTACTACGAATCAGACAATATTTGAAAGAGATCCAGATCCTGCAAGTGCATTTAATTTTATATATCGTAACGATAGCTTAGGTGTATCATCGGCTAACACGGGATTCTTTCTATATTTCAGACAAGGTAATTTAATTAACACCGATACCAATTTTGCTTTTCCGTCACCTAATACACTATTTCCTATTCCCATACAAAATATTAATAATAATGACGTATATGTTCAACAGACAGATCAGTCAGGTAAGGTATTAGCACAATGGCAAGCGGTACCTACATTAGCCGGCGAAAATATTATTTACAATAGCATACAATTTGCTCAAAGAAATATTTTTGATGTTTTAACAGATGCTAATGATGCAATTACGGTAAGATTTGCAGATGGTAACTTCGGAAACGTTCCTACTGGGTTATTTAGATTTTGGACACGAATAAGTGCGAATCAATCACTAGTTATTCGCCCCACTGATGTACAAGGGGTACAAATCAATATACCATATGTTGGTGCGGATCAACAATCTTACACTTTACGAGTTACCTTTAACTTAGAGCAAACCATTGCTAATGCAGCACCGTCTGAAACAAATGATCAGATACGATTAAGAGCTCCAGAAGTTTTTTCAACACAATCTAGGATGGTTAACGGATCGGATTATAATGTATTACCATTAATATATGGTAATCAGATTATAAAATTAACTGCACTTGACAGGACTATGAGTGGTCAAAGTAGATATATTGATATAAATGATCCCACAGGATTTCATAAAGATTTAATTATTTTTGGACAAGATGGTGCACTATATCGAGATAATCAAAATGTATTAACTGAAATAATACAAAATTCTTCGAACTCCGGAACTATACAACAGATTTTAATAAATTCAATTCAGGAAATGTTATATGATACAAAAGTTAACAATTTCTTCTATGATGAATATTTACCGCAGTTTGAGTCAACAATACGGGTTAATGCGCTAACAGTTACAACTACTATAATTTCATCGATAGTTGCAAATACAACAGGTAGTGGATATACTTCACAGCCTACAGTTACTATTAGTGGTGGTGGCGGCAACGGCTGTGTTGCTACTGCTATTTTAGGTAATCCATCCGTTACCTCGGGATCCGGCATAGTAACATCTGTAATATCTACATCAGCAGGTAGTGGATATACATCTTCACCTACTGTATCTATTATAGGTGGTGGTGGGTCAGGAGCAACCGCAGCAGCTATATTAGGCAACCCGGTAGTTACTCCCACCACTGGGGTAGTATCGACTGCTACT